GAGTTTAACCCGAGTTTTTGGTCTCTTGGACCTCAACACGGAGTTCCTGTGCTAGCGTCTTCACTTCCTGCATTGCCTTGCGAACACGGGTTCCGGCGGCATTGTTTCCAGTGCCGAAGAACTTGTCGTGATCGTCCCGAGTTTCCTCAAGGAGGGTAATCAGTTGTTCTAAACGATTAGTTTCAGTAGTTGTCATAACTCTTCCTTTCTGTGTGAGGCACCTGATAACCCTGTGCCTCCCTGTGGGGGGGATAATTAAAGAGCGCCAAGCTCTGCGAAAGCTGCATCGACAGCGTTAGCATCGCCATCCTTGTTTCCGTACTTCGTGGTCTCGCTACTAACAGTCTCGGGGTCATCGACCTGAGTGTTCATGAAAGTGTCAAGAATCGTCTGCACATCAGCAGTTGTCTTTCGCTCAAAGAGACCGGAGAATTCCGGAATGCTGTCCAGAAGCTCCGCGCACTTGTCAGGCGTCATCTCCTCGCAAAGCGGGGAGGAACGTCGACGAGGCACCAGCTTCGTCTGGGGGAAGGAAGCGCCCGGAGGCTTTCCATAGGTCATCGTGAGATCGGTACCAGTCTCGGTGTCGGTGATATCACCATACTCCGGATTGAGTACGAGCGTCAAGAGGTTTTCGTAGGCAGTCTTGCCATAACCCCAGACGCGCACACCCTTCTCTTCCTCGCCGCGAACCATCACGGGACTGAAGAAGCGCTGTCTCACGAAAAGAGACTTTGCGGTCTTCTTACTGTGCTCGTCGTTGTTATCGACTCCCTCACGCCAGAGCTGCGAAGCAAAGTCACAAACGGGACACTCGTCACCGAAGTTGCGTTTGGGGCACATGAAGCCACCCTTCTCGATGTTGTAGTGAAACCACATCTCCTTGAAGGGATCGCCATCGGCCGTCGGGACGATGCGAATAGTTTGGTCCCCATCCTCGGGGCGCCAGAAGGTGTCATTTGAGGAGTTTCCGTCTCCGCGTAGTGATGAGAGTTTTTCTCTCATCTTGTCTAAGTTAATACCCATTTTATTTCCTTTCAGGGGTTAGAGTATGGTCGGCTAATCTCCCGACCATCTATACATTAGTATACCAGGGTGGTTCTAGATGTCAAGAACATTTTCGTCCTCATCGTAAATAATTCCAGTAAGCTCTTCAAAGCGCTCAATAGTCTTATCACAGTAATCTTTATCAAATTCGCAGCCGGTAAACGAGCGTCCGGTGTTTGCCGCAGCAATCATTGTAGAGCCTGACCCGACAAAGCAATCCATAACAACGTCACCCGGATTGGTATTAGCTTTAATGATGCGTTCGAGTAACGTGATGGGCTTCTGCGTAGGGTGCCACCCAGCGTACTCCTTGGATGTGGTGTGGTTGTTTTTGGTCCACACATCTGTGGGTATCTTGCCTTTGGCAAACGCTACATTCTTCACCTGTTGGGCCACCAGTTCAGTAGCTAGTTCGGCGTCGGTCTTCTTGTCATAGCCATACTTATTCCAACTGTGTGTATCTTTAGGATTAAAGGTCGTCTTTGCTGCATGCTTTTTCAGAAGATTGATCTTGCGCTGAATATTCATATTCGTTTTGACCGCACGTGGTACTCGCACATCATCAGCATTGAACAGAAAGTCTTTGCCCTTAGAATACATCAGAATATCCTCATGCTTGCGGGCAAAGGTTTTCTTGGTTCGACCGCCCCAATCATAAGCCCAGATAATCCAGTTCTTATAGTGAGCGTCGTCGATGTTATTAAGTACTTCTAGCTTATAGCGGAGCAATGTGTCTTCTTTGGTGGTTCCCCACACATAGAAGCAGCGACCGGTCTTCAAGACTCGAAAGCATTCTTCGGTCCATTCGCGGCACCACTCAAGATAAGTATCCTGGTCCTTCCACTGGTTGTCCCATGCATCGGTGATGATCTCAAAGTAAGGCGGGTCGACGCAAATCAAATCTACGGACTCGTCCTCCAGAGTTTTCAAGTACTCCATGCAATCTTGCTGTTTAAGTGTAATCCCCATTACTTCTCCTTTAGTGATGATTGTACCACGGATGTGTACTTGATGCAATAACAATATTTTTGATCATAGCTCGTTTGAAACACTCCGTAAGATACATTGATTTTTTCTTTTACCTTTGATTTTACAAATTCGGTAATCTGTTTGAAGAGAGACCCATCTGTCTTTAGGTCTTCCTCATTGATACCATAGTAGTATACCACATCACGCGGCACTGTCAAGTCATAAAACCATTTTTCTGTGGCTGCATCTACGTCCATGACGCCTACTGTGGCGATGCGGGCCAAGGTAGAGGGCTCGATGAAGTTACCGAGGACCGGTTGTGAATGACGAAAAATATTCAACATGTGAAATGTGTTAACTACAGCCTGATTCAAGATATCAAAGTATCCCAGAATTGGCACTTCCCCCACTCCGCGCTCAAGACAATTGTTGTCGAGTAAATAAAGCATTTCCAAACGTCCTGAGCGGGCATACTCTTGCAAAACATTGCGAGTGACGCGCTCCTGCATCTTCTGATGTTCGCTCAGAAGGTCCGTGTCGGGTTGAATGTAGATAACAGTAGGGGAACGATGCGCGAACTGTTCTAGGAGACGCAGAATGCCTCCTGAGATATCTCCTGCCCCACAGGTAATAACATACAAGGGCCCCTCTTCAAGGGTCACCCGACGTTTAAGAGAGGGAAAAGCCTTATCATACTCCTCATGGGAGGAGCGCTTCTTAATCGTGATGTCCGCTTCTTTGTGAACGTCCACGCCCCATGTATTATACTGAGGAAATTTAGAGAAAGCTTTGGCTACTTGGCACCCTGCTTGTCCGAGGCCAATAATGTTCATTCCTCTTCGACCCACTCCAAAATGTAGCCCATTTCAAAGCCTCCACGCAAAATGCGCTTGGATGTACTTTGAGCCATGATCTCGCTGTCTTTGATCCCCATGCGATTGCACACGAAATGAAAGATCTCCATGATGTCGGCTGCTTCCTCTGCACAGGGGTTCTCGATGAACTCCTGAACTTCCTCTTGAAGCTTCTTCATGGCGTAGTCCTTGAGGCGCTCTCCGCGCATCTGTGTCACCGAGAAGTCCTTGCCTGCCTCAGTGATGATCTCGGGGATACGATCCCTTACTAGCTTCTGGTAAATCTTTTTAACTTTCATCGCGCTGGAATTCTTCTTCCTGGGCAACCAAATATTCAAAAATATCTGCCACGGTGAGTTCCGTATAGTCGCACTCAAGCTCCTCAGCACACTCTTCAAATATCTCAATAAGTTGTAGCCTCATAAATCCTGCGACACCATCGACTTTTCGTACGCCATTAACATAATAACTGTGTCTTGGAGGGCTGATCTCAATTACGTTGTCTTTCATAACTTTAATTCCTTCATCTCTCCGAGGTTCTTTCCAGCGGAGACGTTAACCTTGAATACATCATATCGGGTCTTCTGGAATGTGTCAAGTAAATTTAATAATTCATACCGATCCTCGTCTGCGAGGTCAATATACACAGCGTCGTGAATAAGAAATGCGATGTGGCTTTTTCTCCCCTTCAAAAGCTCGTAGACTTTATAAGCCTGTTCGTGCACCATATCAATTGTGGTGCTTTGAATGATATAGTTGAGGGCGTGGTGCTCATCTACGTCTTCCATTATTCTACCATAATCAGTCTTAATTTTAAAGCCATCCCAGTACTTATTTCGGACAAAATCCTTGTTATATAGGCGCTCTAAGTCCTTGTTTTCCTTACTAGAATACAGCCAGGAGAAAGTCTTCACTTTCGCTTCTTCACGGGTCATCGAGCTATTGAAAATGTTCTTAACGTTCCAGTCATGAATATCGTTTTGGGGCTGGGATTGCTCTGCCAACGCAAGTAAGGTGCGAAGCTCGGCGGCATTAAAGTCCAGTTCCACAAGCCAGTCATTATTAGGCTTTACACAACCTCGGAATTCTTTAGCCATTGTCAAAATCGGGAAAGAGTTAGGGTTAGCGGCCAAGCGGCCAGTGACCGTTCCCCACGGATTATAATCACACACATGCCGGGTCGACTTTAAGGTACGATGAAAGTTTTGGCCCTTAAGTGAACCAAATAAATGCTTAATAGGATCAATATCGATGTTTAGAGTCTGCGATGCGATGCGATCAGTCATGGAGACCAGAGCATACATATGATCATAATTCTCGGGGCGTCGGAAGTTGTCCAGTACGTGCTCTGTAATCTTATTTTTGGCCTCCAAATACTGATAGAGGAAGTATTCAGGCACCAAATCGTAAAAACAGTTATCGTGCATAGAAAGCTTTGACGTTGAGAAGGCCTTGAGACACGATTTAAGCGTCTTTTTGATCTTTTCCCAGTCAGCCTTCATATCTTCCGGGCAAACGTCTGTAATCGTCGCTCCTTGGCTGTAAATGCGGGCTAACTCATACTGACTACCCTGTAGGTGTGGGGAGTAGTCCCAGGTCCTTCCCTTTAAAGGTAAGTTGTGTTCTGGGTAAATCATGTTGCCGGCATAATAGCCGACGCAATCCGCCTTGGCGTCTAACACTTGAAAAAGCAAGGGTCCTCCTAGTAAGTTCGTTGTACAATTGAACCAGCTGTAGTCAGTCTACCAGCCGTGGCGGTGTTGTCAAGGGGATTTTTTAAAATATCTCTATTAAGAAAGATGTAATCGACTTCGTAAATGTAGTCGCGATATATTAAGTTGATATATTCGGCCACATTCTGAAGGCGACTAATGGACTTATCTGGCTGAAGATGGTATATGTTGCCAAGCTCGGTTTTTAGTTTCGAACCTAGGCGTACTGCATCCTGACTCTCAGCGCCGCGGAGGGAGAGATAAAAGTCGCTGCTTACTTTTTCAGTTAAGGTTGCAGCCACCGAAGCCCTAGTATTAGGTACACGCTCGAGGTTCTGGACGATATAGGAGTCACAGTTTGGTAATTCTTCTCTTATCTGATAGAGGGGGCGCCGGGCGACCATTGTATTGTAGGAATTAATCATAAAATTCCGAAGATCTTGAATATCAGTAAGATATGTTTTCTCGAAGTATGCCTCAAAGAAGTTGTCCTTGCTTATGATGTCCCCATCTTCATTGGCGTAACGCGACAGATACTCCAAACAGGGGTCAGAGAACAAGTCGGCGGTTAGTATCCACGGAATGTTCTTGTTTACTGTAAAGCCAAACTTCTTGGCAGCGCGAACATAGAAATTAAAGTTAGGATCGCTGATGAAATTGTCGTACTTATATGCATCGTCCCCTGGAGGGCCCTTATCGATAGCAATCGATAGCCCCGAGTTCATAACACTCATGATGTTGGTGAGCATATAATTGCTCTTGGTGATAGGAATGTGGGGAGCAAGAGTTTGCAGATACTGTCCGTAATGCTCGATGAAAGTAGCAAAATTGGTAATCTTGTTGCTTTGATCCGGAAGCAGCTTGGAGACGAACGCTTCAAACACATTATCCAAATGAGCCCCATATAGAGCCGTGGGGTCCTGATATGCTCGATAGGCTTTCATATCGAAGATCTTATCGTTCCCATCGGCGCGCAGGATGCCCAAGATTCGTGCACTTCGCATGTGTGCGGCAAAAGCTTCAAAGGCTTCAACCACAAAATTAAGAGCGAACAAGTTATTGCGCGCTGCGCTCGCAATCGGTACCAGACTCTGCGTGTCGGGGATAATTGAGTTTTGCTCTTGGTCCACTCGTCCATAATACAGTTTATCGTACCATGTGTCAAGGGGAGCAAATAGATTGTTGGGGTAGATCTCTTCTTTGTAAAGCAGCCGTTGGTAATACATCGCAAACGGATCGAGATCGTTGGCGCCTGCCGGATTGAGTCTATCGTAAAGCGGGTAATTGAAGGTTTTCACCATGTCGAGCCTCCTCCCCCAGTAGGACCGGGTAGAGTTCCAGGTAGTCGGATGGTTTCAATAATAGGTGGCTCAACACGATATGGATATAGGAGATCTTCGTTGGATGGGAGCGAAGTATCAGAAGTGGGCAGCCTCAGAGGGGCATGCCAGTCTGCCGGAAGATGCACTGGCGTCGAAGGGGGCGTTGGACGGGTGAGACCAGTGGACTCCCTATTCCACCAGTTCTCGTACTCCTGTTCAGGCTGAAGGTCGCTGTAGCTTAAGGGGCGCAGCAACTCGGCCTGATCGAAGCGAATACCTTGGTGCAAGGCGCGTACCGTCGTCTCAAAGGAGCTAGGAGTCACAACAGAGCCCACCGAGGTTATCATATAATAACCATGAATACCTAGTAAGTCCAACTCTCTCTCACTGGCGTCAAACAGTAATGGGCTGATGTAGGTGTACGCTCCGTTGACATACAGGTTGTTGCCGACCAATTCCAAATTGGCGGAATAAAGTTCACGCAACTGTTCGGCCCCAAGTTCCCCATTTTTCTGAATCTTCAGCTCGCGGAGAAGAGGCTGGTCCTCACGTTGGAAATTAACACTCTTAACCAGACCGCAGGCCGAACCCACATAATGGTGGTATATGCCCCGGCGTACATCTTGGGAATACTTACCAGTAAGATTCTTTGGTCGCGAGTCAGTGGACACCATTATGAGACCGAGGCGTGTATTGGCCCTTTCTTCACAAGTTAACTCTTGTCGGGCGGTGGCTATGGTATCTGACGTCACCAACTCACCAGGAGCGAAAGTACGACTTAAGGTGAGAGGAAGGGCATCAAACCGCTGGGAGAAGTTTAGTTTTGGACCAAAACAGTCAGACTTGAGTGCATCCGTAACAAGACTGGCGCTTATGCTTTTAATAAAATCTAGAAGGAAAAATTTATCAATATCCTTCTTCACTACATTTTCTTTAAACCATACCTGAAATGCGTCTAGGGATATGGGAATATCTCCTATGTTCATTAGTTGGGTGATATTATTAACATCTGTAAACGTTGTGGGTTCAAGTCGCGTGAGTGCATCGAGAAAGCGCATGTCTCTTAGCTGACCGCAGGCCATGATCTCATCAAGGTTTTCTATTTGGAGAGCCGTAAGCGGGTCGATCATTTCCACTTCCGAGAGGAACATATTGAAATCAAGTTTTTCACCCTCATTGTTTTCCTCAATCTGTGCTAGGACACTATCAATTAAATCTCCCAAATAAATATAAGGTATAAATATGACGTCTGGAGGGTCAGTGTCGATACACTTGAACCTTTCGTCTAGTTGCGCCTGTGCTGTCTCTGCGGCGGCGTCGGCTGTCGTATTCCCTGAAGCCGCAGCCTCAGCAACGGCATCTAGGACTTCTGTCTGAATGGCTTGGTTGCCGCGTAATACCGTCAGAGATTTGCTTTTTCGACGTTTTGCGCGGGCGGCTCGCTCGCGCGGATCCAACTCAGCATAAGGTTGAAGAAGAAGCTCTCTAGCCTCGACGGCCATTTGATAAACTTTATCCTCTGTGTATAAGTTCTTAAGGAACCTCCTGTAGCGTACAAGTCTGTCCTGACCCTCAAGTTGAACAATCCTCTCTAGGGTTTCTTTTAAATCTTGTTTCTGTTGCTTGTTGAGGTTTTCTCTCTCCTCTATTTCATCAGCGCGAGTTTGTAGTCTTTCAATTTCAGCTGCGTTGTCCGAGGTGACAGTGCTACTTAAGATATCCGAAACGGGCGCACGAAGAAGTCCCGCAAGGCTGGCGTTATAGTCGATAGACAGTTCAACGCTGCCGTTCTCGCCAAAATTCAAATCATGGCGCGTTTGCTGGAGAAAGAAGGATGTGCGCGACTCATCGAGGGCCAGCTTTAGTTTATTAATATCTCCCTTATAGTGAGGCAGAAGGGTTGCAAAATTGTCCGGGGTTGACCATCCCACGCATACTTTAATGCGAAAATCTACACCATTGTACTTTCTGTGAAGCTGTTTTCCAATTGTGCACACATTATTTGGAGTGTCCAGTTCTTGTTCTTCGTCGCGGAACCTTTTGGCGCCGCGGGAGTTAATAATGAGGTCTAAAAAGTTGGGAGTTGCTCGTCCAGCTTGGCGCGCATCTCTAAAAAAGTCATTAACCGTCTGAAAATAAATAACAAGGTTCGCTGTAATGTTGTTATCTACTTCGGCTGGCTGGACACCATCAAGTGACCAGCTAAAGGATTTCACACCGGCGCCGGGGGCTCGACCTAAGCGTCCTGCTGTTATATTCTCAACATCTGTCTTACTAAGGAAATTGGGTATATCGATAGTCTTTTGACTTCCGGGAATAAGCTTGCCTCTTTCATCATACTCTACGCGTGAAATTCTTAGATACGGAGTCAAAAGGCTATAGACATCTGGGCATATATTCAAGAACGGCTCAACATTCTTTTTATAGTTAATTGTGTTCATAACGGTCGCGGGTTGCGAATTGGTGTCTACGGGCACTATGTATTTATAATTCGCGTTATGAGTTGCCGATAGGCTTGCGATGTTCTCCAACAGCACGCACTGGAAATCAGTTGGAGTGATAGTAATTTCGGCAGGCTTGTCCTGGCGCGCTAAAAAGGGCTCCTCCTCGACCCAGGACTCGGCGCGGGAAGCCTCTTGTTCGAGAATATCACCCCATATTTCTTTGGCGACCCTATCCGCGACTCGCTGCAGCACTTCAGGGTGATTGCGAGCAATGCGCTCGATAAACTCCTGAAAGAGCTGGTTCATCTGACTGGTTTCGAAGGGGGTGTCCATGCGCATAAACAAAACGTCATCGTTCTTGTATATGTCGTCAAGCCCCCCAAAGAACGACTCTTGAATGACAGTTTTTAAGAACGCATACGATCTTATTTCTGGTAGGCTTTCAAAATCGCTACTGAAGCCTAATACGGGCGTGAGGGGATAGTCTCTGGCACCGAGGCGATCGACATACTCAGGTTTAGCTATCGCTATCCATGACTCACCGCCAACCTCTGCTACCATTTTACTATAATTATTGCCCCGGCCGTTGCCAAAAAGTCCTGTGTTGGCATATCCAAGTCGTCGTACTTCTGCAAGGAGCGTGGCATAAACACCGAATTCTTCGGGCGTCATCCCAACGGGGCCAGGATCCGGAGTCGAGCCCGCGCCGGTCGACGACAGGGGCAGAATAGCGTTGAGCTGGTCGGGTTGGGACAGAAGGTATATCCGTTCGAACTCTTGCCTTAGATCTTCAGGGCCGCCGCCGTAGGCATCCTGCATACCCGGTTCCGAGAGATCGATGGATCGCTCTAGAAAGGCCTCCTTGGGATTCTTGCCATCAGGTCCATAAAGATAGTCGATGGCAGGCCTGACTTGGTCAATGCCGGAGCCGATGAGGACCAACTCCTCTTCAGAGTCGTCGCCCAGATCGTAAGGGCCGAAAGGGGGTTCGTTTAGTTTCTCCGGATTTTCGAGGAGCCATGTTGTCAAAAAGGCCTCGGCTGCTAGATCTATAGTTGGAGGGGACTCATTTTCGCTCCCTTCTATATAATATTGCGCCTCTTGTTGGCCTTTGTTATTAATTGGAGTAGTAGGCATCGTCTTACCCCTCTCTATACATTCTCAAAACAGCTTCCAGTGGCGTAGGGATGTAGATGATATCTCCGATGGAGATGTCCGCCTCGGTGGGCTTCTGATTAAAGAGGGCGATGACCCACCAATACTGCGCGGAGCCATAGTATTCAATAGCCAGCTTGTAGTATCGGTCTCCGACCTTCCAAACATGGCGCGACCGAGTAATGTCTCCCATCTGTTCGACCGTAGGGTACTTCAAAGTAGGGGACGCGTATTGGCGAATAGACTTAATATTTCTTCCCTCTAGAAGCTTTTTATAGTAGGAACCCTTGTTAAGAAGAATACGTCGATAATCGTTACGTGTTGGCATGCGCTACGAGCCTCCCTTTAAAATACTTGCCTGAGCACTCTGGATGAACTCAGCAGGCTCGCCGCCGGCGGGAGTGGTAACGGCACCTGCGGTGCTCGTGACAACTGTGAAGTTCTCTTTCTTCCTATAGGTGACCATGTGAGCATTGGGGAACTTACCGTTCACATCGTCGCCGCCGAAAACATAGTCGCCAGCTGCATTCAAGTACCAACCAGTAAGGTGCGTATGAAGCACTGTGTAGTTTAAAGAAATACTAAGAGTTTTTGGAATATAGCTCTTTTCTGTGGTGGTGTTTCGCTGGAAGTCCTGGCTTAGAGTTTCCCACGGTCTCGCCTCCAGGTAGGCAGTGGTATCCACGATTCCGGTGGCCTCTTGGCCGTTGGCGTCGCGGAGGTCGCCGCTCGACCTAGCATAGGAGCGGCGACTTCCTGCCAAAAAGCCCCCCTGACTGACATCAGGCGCGTAGGTAGCGCCATCTAAATACCCAACGAGCTGCGTACCGTCTGAGGCTTGGGAGGCAAGATTTGTCCATTGCAATCCAATGAGGGGCGCCGCCTTAAGGACGTTTTGTTGTGTGCGATTTCCGGTTTCATACACCGGATACAGAAACTCAATAAGTCGATTAACTTGAAGTAGATTATTTATAGCCTCCTCCTTGTCAGCCGCAATAACATCAAAACCCATTGTGATGGTGCGTAGCGTGTTCTCAAATGTAGCTAGTTGGTCCATACGTCCGTAGACAGTCTGCCTGTTCCAGTTAGAAGCGAACTGATCTTGAAACTCAGTAATCCATCCAGTGAAGTTCACGGAGTTTTCTTTTCCAGCCGGGGACGTCGGTAGGTGTACGATCTTAACCTTAAAAAAGGAGTCCGCGGCTAATGCTGGTGTTTGAGTGTATGCCATTTTTTCTACCTATTTGTGTACAACAGTCCCATCTCGTCTATTGCTTTAACTACAACATCTTTAAGTTGTTTGTCTCCAACATAAACGTTAACCCCGGGGGTGCCTCTACCATTTAGGTTCTTGTTCAGTTTTTTCAACTCTTCGAGTTGTTCTTTTTGTTCTGTGCCCATAATTTTCTGAAGGGGGCCGCCACCTTTAAAGTGCATGCTCACATCGCGAGGGTGCAATGCGTAGGCTTTGCCTTTTGCATCCCTAACCAGGTCGTTTACCTTTTCAGGATCGTCAGCCATGAGGCCGACGCCTGTGCCGACTGCGAGGCCTGTACCAACACCAATAGCTTTCTTTTTTAACGTGCTCATTTTCTTCAGCTTGCTAGTGTTGTGCGCTATACGGCTTGCTCGGGTGGCGACGGCCACGCTTCGGCCCGCCATCAGGGCACGTGCACCAACAACCGCTCCTGTTCCGGCGGCGCCGAGACCCAAAACAGGGGCAGCAAACAACGAGGCAACAGCAGCAAGAGGCAAAGCTACTTTGGCTACTTTTGCAAAGCCGCTCTCCGCCTGGCCAAGGGACTGAGCGACATCGCCCAGACCCTCAATCGCGGGAATAAGGACGTTATCAAAAAATGGCTCAGCAGCCACAACGAATGACATGAATGCTTTCTGTATTTTCTCGACAATAGGCATTGTGTCTGCAGCAAGCTTCTTGAAATCGTCAAGGTTCTGTTGCTCCAGCTTAAGCTTTGCTTGTGACTTGCCCAACAATTCTGATGCCTCTTTGCCGCTTATCCCCAGCGCGCTGGCGATGGCCATAATCTCTTGTCCAGATGCATTTGCTATATCGACTCCGCCGCGAGCAAAGGCCTCGCGCATCATCTCAATACCTTCGATTGGATCCTCATAGGCTGCATTCAACATATCGATAGAATTAAGATATGGGCCGCCCAAGATAGCGTTAAGACGTCCGACTGCTCGGCCGGCATCATCAAAAGTCTCAAACTGGCCGGTGACCTTAATCAAGGTGGACATATCAGTACCTAGGGCCTTAGCGGTTACCTTCATGTCCTTGAATACATCGACACCGTTACGACCAAAGCGCACTAAAAATTCCGAACTTGCATTAAACTCAGATCCTAATTTGTTAACATCTTCTCCCAAACTTATGGCTGCGGAAGTCATGTCTAGCATAGCGTCGGTTGCTTCCTCTGTGGACATGTGCATGCCCTGGGTTGCTGTTTGCATGATTTCAGCCTGATTACCGAAGGACATCCCCACAGCGTCCAGAATAACCGAAGTGTCAGTTAATACGCCTTGTTCTTGCTTGTTTAAGTACGCAAAGTCGGTGAACTCATTACGAAACGTAGCTAGCGACCGTACGACCTCATCAAAGGTGATGCCCGCTTGAAGGTTGTTCAGTGCAGTGGACTGGATGATTTTGTTGTACTCTTTTGTGGCGCCACTTTGACGACGGAAATTCTGAATGGCCGTGTCTTGCTGCAGCGTGAACTGGAGCAGGACGTCCAGGTACTTGGTACCGGCTGCAGCTAGGAGCTGCATATTGGCATCACCATCCGCTACCGCGCTGGCGAAGTCTGTCATGCTGGTTTCGGAGTTATTCAGTCGACCAATAAAGTCTCCGAGCTGAGTGTTAGTCCCCAGAAAACTGCCTGCTAAGCTATCTACAAGCTCGCGATTCTGCTTAAAAGTCTCAAGCTGCTTCTTCAGTGCCTGCGAGACCGCACCATACGCATCAGCTAGGCCATTCACTTCCTTCTGAAGGTCGGCTACCACTTGAGCCTGGGCTCGATAGGCGTCGGTGCCTTCTTTCTCGGCCTTTAATTTATCTCTTTCGAGCTGAAGTTGTCTTCTCGTTCTTTGTTCATTTAGCTTGTCTAGCTCTAGTTGTCTTAGTTGTCGTTCTAGATCTTCTTTCGTAGCCATTTAAAACCCCTCTAGTTTTTGAATGGCCATCTTAAGCCTGTTTCAAGCTCAAATTTCTTAACGGATCGGTTGAGATCATATTTTGAGTTCATTGTTTTTGGATCATTAAGTCCATTTTTAAGATAAGAGTCCATATAGCGCTTTTCGCTATGTAGAGCGTTTGTGAAAGCGTCAATCTGGGATGTGGTTCCTCTAATATTAAGAGGAACATCGTATCCCATCGCGTAAAGATCCAACATCATGTTGCGTGCCTGGATGGCAAACTTGGTGTATAACGCCTCGTTTAAAGGCTTGTCGAGATGATTAAGATCTATAACTGGTTTTACTACATCGCTCATGAAAAGACTGTCCCTGTTAAATATAAATAGTTTCAAACAAGAAAGTACTTACTTCTTTGTTCTGGCTTGTTCATTTCGCTCCTTCTGATCGCGGAATTCTTGCGTTAATCTCTCAAGAAACCATCGCCGCAAAGCAATAGGCAGGTTATACAACTCTGTAAATGACCATCCTCCGTGGTGCTTCAGCAGAAAGAATTCTTCGTAAACGGCTTCTTGATATTTAGGAGTCAGGCCAAAAAAACGCTGCCGTCATTGGCATGCCTACCTTTCCATCTTCGCCACATTTGATACAAGTAAAATCAAAACGAAGGTCGAGATCGGGCTTGATCTCCTCATAAATATTCCGGAGATGCTTAACATCGGGGAGGGGCATCGATTCAATGAACTCGGTCAGCACGGCCGGGTCGGTATGTTCATTCGCCCGTACTACCACAGCCTTAAGCAGGCCGGTGACCGGGTTCGCGACCCCCTTGGTGCCGTCGCCCACCAACATGGCAACCGTGCGCTTTTCGTCTCTGGATGTCAGAAGGCGGACATAAATGCGCACCTTGCTGATTGGCAATTCAAAAGAAAAGATGCCGGCGTCCTCATCACTCACATCATCTGGCAAATCCAAAGGGTGCGGCTGAAGTTCTGTTAAGTCAAAGTCATATGGTGCTTCGTGGCCACAAGCAGTACAGGGAGTGTTCACCGTATAGAAGGGGCCAAAGCCAGTAATTCTAGCGGCAATGAGCAGAGCATTCTTGTCGCCTATAAGTAGGTCCCCAACTTTGATGGCCGGGTTCACAATAACAGCGCTTAGAAGCCTGTCGATCGCTAGCTCATTCTTCAATAGTGCTTCGGAGGTAAGAATGTCTTCCTCCTTGGCCGTCATGTGTTTGATTTCTACCACAGTCTCACCCTGGAGCGGGTGACCATCAGGGTAGTACAAACCCTTACTGGGCAGTTCTACAAACTCTGTGGGATTAACAAATGCAAAGAGGTCGGATGTATCGACAGTGGGGGGGCTTGGCGCGTCGGGGTGCGGTGCGCCGGTCCGCTCTGAGTTATTTCTTCGTGACAAAAGTTACCTTCTTTCTAGGCCCCTGCAGCTGCAGCTACGGCTGGCCCAACAACGTATTCAGCCCAATCATAGCGCATTTCCATGTCAAGATTAAGGATATCTTCGGCGGAATAATCCAAATCGCCAAAGGTTGCGCTGATGATAAAGGCATTATTGAGAGTCCATGTACCCACAAGGCCACCCTGGCCATTCAGTTCCTCGATAACCACATTACCAAGAGCATCAAGAGCCGAGGCCTTGTTGACAGTTCCTGGCGCCTGAGCGGCGTTAAAGAAGACATCTTCCTGAACGTCAGGCTTAAGGTATCCGGAGTTGATGAGGGCATCATAGAGAATCTTATTACCGTCAGGATTAATTGCGTTAACGATCGTGGCACTAATACTATTCCACTCAACGTTTCCTGGGTAGTAGTAGGTATTACCTAAGAACTTATGCTCGGTGACTCCCACAGTGTAAGAGGGCTTGGTTACACTTCTAGCAAGGTACTGCTGGTAGGCGTATTCGCCACCCTCCGAGATTAGGTTTGGAAGAGTAAGCAAAAATCTATGCTGTCTTCTTGGTTCTGATAAAGCGCTTGTCCAAAATGGCATTCTGTGTGTCTCCTAAGTTCTTACTCTTAAGTAGTGCGTCTATTTAAAACGTACTTCTTAATCGTCAAATGATGCTCCCGTGCGTGTGATATTAAAGTCAATCGCGATGTATTCAATGGCACGTGCTGGCTTCAGGAAAATCTGAGCGTACAGGATGTTACGATCCACCAAATCTGGTGTGGTCGTTGTGCTGTCAAGGACAACTCTGTAGTCCGTCAAACCGAAGTTTGTCTTCACGTTAGCTAGGAAAGGATTAACCTGCGATGTGAAACGGAGCCAAGTCTGCTGTACATTAGGATCGAAGAGCAGAGTTGCAGCAATCTGCGAAATGCGCTTCTTCACAAAGATCATCAGACGACGAACATTGATGCGATCCAGGGCCGATGGAGTCACCTGAAGTGTCTTCTGGCCGAAGATTACAATACCCTCTGCTGGGAACTTAGCAATTGGGTTGATGTTGGCTGAGTACAGGTCATCACGGTCCTGTCGGCGCAGCTGGTGTGCTACGTCTATAACTGGGATACCTGCCGAACCTTCTGTCAGTCCACCGCGGTTGAAGCCGGCTGGGGCGAACCAAACCTGCGTCTTGCGCTGGGAGCTAGAGAAAGTACCAATGGCTGGGACGGATGGCGGAAGCCATACGAAGGCACCATTGATGGGATCGCGGGCTCGGACCCATGGGTAGTAGGTGCAACCATAAGAAGTGTTAAGGCCGCGGCTTCTAAGTCCGTTGATAAGCGTACGAATAGTCGACGTTGTATTTAGACGGTCGAGAGAAGTAGCTTCTTCACGTGGCTGGAACGAGTTTGGCAGGTCAACAACCGCCAGGGCGTCAGCACGATCTTCGCATGTGCGAATAAGGTGAGTG